AGAAGGAAAAGGCAGAGCATGGCACTTAGCACCTACGCTGAACTGAAAGCCTCGGTGGCCGACTGGCTCAACCGTAGCGATCTCACGTCTGCCATCACTGACTTTGTCTCTCTTGCTGAAGCGCAAATGGAGCGCACTCTGCGCACCACCCAGATGATTACCCGCGCAACGGCAACCATCGACGCCGAATACAACGCAACGCCAGGCGACTTCTTGGAGGCGCGGACGTTCAAGATGGACACAAACCCCGTCAGTCCGTTGCAGTTTGAGACCATTGACAGCCTGGATGACTTGCTGACTCAATACACATCCAGCGGGAAGCCTAAGTTCTTTGGCGTAGTCGGGTCGCAGCTCCGCGTTGTGCCTATCCCTGACTCCAGCTACACGGGCGAGTTGATCTACTACAGCAAGCTCGCCAAACTATCAAACTCCAATACCACCAACTGGCTGCTCACCAAAGCGCCTGACGTGTACCTGTACGGTTCTTTGCTACAGGCTGCCCCCTACCTACAGGACGACGCAAGAATCCAAGTGTGGGCTGCCTTGTACAAGGCAGGCATAGAGGAACTGCAAATTGCAGACGAGCGCGGAGCGACTAGCGGCGGCGTTCTGAAGTCACGCGCCAAGTCTTTCGGTTAAAATTTTCCCAGTTTTGGAGAACAAAATGCAATCAGAGCGTATCAATGGTCAAGATGCTGCAAGCGTAGCAATCTCGCGTCAATCCTTTATGGATGAGAGCATCGGAGTAACCGGCTCTTACGAGTTGACTTGTTTCGACAAGGACGGTAATCTGAAGTGGTCAGAGCCAATCAAAAACTTGGTGGTGACTGTAGGTAAGAATGACCTGTTGGACAAGTATTTTGCCGGTTCTGCTTACACCGCAGCCTGGTACATCGGCTTAGTTGACGGCGCATCTTCTCCAACCTACGCTGCTGGTGACACCATGTCCTCGCACGCTGGCTGGAGCGAGACAGTTCCTTACTCCAATTCGACACGTCCATCGGTAGCCTGGAACGCGGCATCTTCTGGCTCCAAAGTGTCTACGGCAACGTCTTTCACCATCAACGCTACAGCCACAGTGGCCGGTGCATTCCTGACCACCAACAGCACTAAATCGGGCACCACTGGCACTTTGTATTCTGCTGGTAGCTTTACCGGTGGCAACCGTTCTATCGCGTCTGGTGACACGCTGAACGTCACTTACACCGCGTCGGTCTAAGGGGTCAGCTATGGCGTTCAAGACAGGCGATAGCGTGACCATCAAGGGCACGTCCATGACCGGCACGATTGTTGTCGGTGCAGTCGTTGATGACGAGTCCACCTTGCTGTTCAAGGTCCAATATACTGATCAATCCAACCAGGCACAAGAGCGTTTCTTCAAAGAAAACGAACTTGTTGCAAGCTGACCTATAGGAGTCTTTAATGGCTCTAGTCCTTGATGATCGCGTACAGGAGACCACTACCACAACGGGTACTGGAACCTTAACGCTTGCCGGTGCTGTAACCGGCTATCAGTCATTTGCCGCTATCGGTAACGGGAATACCACCTACTACTGCATCACCGACGGCACGAATTGGGAGACCGGGCTAGGAACGTACACTTCTTCCGGAACAACGCTTGCGAGGACAACGGTTCTTGAGTCAAGCAATTCAAACAACTTGGTGAACTTTCCAGTAGGAAGCAAAAACGTCTTTGTGACGTACCCAGCAAGCCAGGCGGTATTGCTTGATGCAACCCAGACGCTGACAAATAAGACGATTCAAGGTGGTTCAGTTTTTTCTGGAACAGCGGTAACGCTGACAAACCAATCAACCGTAGACTTTACAAGCCTGCCGAGCTGGGTAAAACGAATCACCATTATGTTTAATGGCGTTTCGCTGTCCGGAACAAATAATCCACTCATACAGCTTGGGTATGGCGCGACACCAACCTATGTGACTTCTGGCTATTTGGGTGGCGCACAAAATCTTAGCACTGTGCCTGGTTCTGCTGCGGAGCAGCCTGGGAACGGGTTTGTAGTTCGTAACTCAACTGCTGCCAATGTGAACATAGGCACTATGACTGTGGTGCTTTTGGATTCGTCAACTAATACATGGATAGCAACTTACTCGGGTTACGTTAGCACAGTGGCTGTTACTTTTACAATGAGTTCAGTTGCATTGTCGGGTACTTTAACTGCTGTTCGCTTGACAAGAAGCGGAGTCAACACTTTTGACGCTGGCACTATTAACATTTTGTACGAGTAAGCCATGACTACACCTACGCGAACTGAAGTCAATGTTCAGACCGGCGAGGTCAAGGAAATTGAACTGGAAGGCGAAGAACTAGCCGCATATGAAGCTGCATTAGCCGCCCAGGCTGAAGGCGGCGCTCCACCGGCTGAGTAGCCATGTTTGGTCTTGCGCCATTCGGCACACCATTTAGCGCACCAGGGAATTCCTACTCTGTTTACGCTATCGCGGGTGGCTACGGCGGCAATTTCTACGGGTACGGACCGTATGGCGTCAGCATCACTAGCGATTCTTTAATAGGTGGCTTTGCATACGACAAGTCATTATCTGAGTCAGGATCTGCGGCAGATACCGAGTCAGCAATAACAACTCTTGGCCTGACCATATCGGAAAACCTGTCAGCGTCCGACGTTCTTGCCAATATCGCCACACTGGTGGCAAGCATTGCGGAGTCTGCATCTGCCGCTGATTCAATAGACACTAACCTGGTGGCGGTAGCCTTTGCCAGCGAATCTGTAACGGCATCCGATTCACTCAGCAGCACCATCGTATTCTTGGCGCTTGTCTCTGAAGCTGTAAGCGCAGCAGATGCGCAAGTCTGCATCCTAACGATACCGGTCCAAGTGTCGGAGACACTGAGTGTATCGGACGCAATTACCAATGTCTTGGAGGCGGTGGCCTCTGTATCTGAAACGCTTACAGCGTCAGACGCAAGCATAGGCACGTTGACTATGTCTGTCGCTGTTGCGGAGGCGCTGACCGCATCGGAGTCTCTATTCCCGACGTTCACATACCAAGTATTTAATACTGAGTCCATCACGGCGTCTGATTCATTAAGCGTTACGGCGGTATTCTTGGTGAATGTTGCGGAGTCTTTGGCAGCCATAGATGCCTACGAAAACGTCGGTATCTTTGTAGCGAACATCTCCGAATCAGGATCGGCGCTGGACGATTACCTGTCAGGTTTGGAGTTTGTCGCGTCAATTGCCGAAGCCGCAAACGCATTGGGCCTCATTACGCAGCGGCTGAAGTGGGAGCCGGAACCAGCAAATTCAGACACCTGGACCGACTCTGGCACATCTACCACCACATGGACTACGCAGTCCCCGAATTCACGTAGCTGGACTATAATTTCTGACAACACCGACCCCTGGACACCAGTAGGCACAACGTCCAAGGATTGGACAACCCAATGAGGTAAATCATGGCTGATACGACAACGACAAACCTACTCCTTACTAAGCCCGAGGTAGGCGCAAGCACCGACACTTGGGGCACGAAGATAAATACCGATCTGGACTCGGTGGACGCGATATTCGCTGCGGCTGGAACCGGAACAAGTGTCGGTCTTCATGTTGGCTCTGGCAAGGTGCTAAAGATTGGCGGCAGTATTGACACTGACGCATCAACTGCACTGACCATCAAAACTGTTGGAACTACAGCGGTCACCGTAGACACAAGCCAGCGAGTTGGTATTGGCACTACCTCGCCCGGCGCAAACCTTGAGGTAAAAGGCGCATCTGGTCAAAACATTTATGTGTCCTACACGAGCGGTTCGCAACTGCGTTTGAAATCGGATTCCGGTGATTCCGGTGTTGGCACTACTGGCTCAACGCCATTGTTGTTTTTGATAAGCAACGGAGAAGTTGCGCGTATAACATCCACTGGCGATGTCGGTATTGGTACTTCTTCGCCATCTGCAAAATTTGTTGTAGCCGCGACGGGTTCTACTTCGCCGCTTATTAGGTCGGTATCCACCTCTCCAACTGGTGCTGGAGTTTATGGTCAATTTAATGCCAAGTACGGCGGCACAGACAGGGATTGGTTTTTTGGTCAAGCATCTGATGGAAGTTTCAACATTTGGGACTATACGCCGGGGGTAACAAACAGACTAACCATTACTACTGGCGGCATTGTAGGCGTTGCAACGTCTTCGCCAAATACTGCTTTTCAGATGACCGTTGCTGGAAGTGGGTTTGTTACTACTCGTGTCAATTTTGGTGATGCTGCTGGGTATTCTGACGGCTCATCTATTGTTTGCGGTTCGGACGGCGTAAATCCAACTTCTTGGGTTAACAATGCTAATTTTAAGTTTGCCTCAAACCGCCAAGGGTGCGTTGTGGCAATCAACCCCGGCGGCTACACATACGAAGGCGGTAGCGGCACAGGCACTAGAACTTTTGCTGTTAACTCAAATGGTAACGTACAAAACACAAACAACAGCTATGGCTCGTTGTCTGATGCAAAGCTAAAAGAAAACATTGCTGACGCAACGCCAAAATTAGAGAGTTTGATGCGCGTCAAAATACGCAACTTCAATCTGATTGCAGACGAGGCGAAGACAAAGCAAATTGGTGTGGTTGCTCAGGAGTTGGAGGAAATATTCCCGTCCATGATTGAAGAGCATATTGACTACACCTTTGAGTCGTATGTAAGAGAAGATGGCGTTACAGACAGCAGAGGCATTCCAACGGGGACGGTCACGAAGGAAGTCAAATACTCCGTATTTGTTCCTATGCTCATCAAAGCAATCCAAGAACTCAAGGCAGAATTTGATGCCTATAAATCCACCCACCCTTAACTTGAAAGACTTACCATGACTACTACAACTTGGAACATCGTACAAACTGACTACTTGGTAGCAGACGGCTTTATCACCACCGCACACTGGACAGCAACCGCTGTTGATGGCACATACACCGCTGGTTCTTACGGAACTTGCGGCTTTGCGGCTGCCACGCCATCCATCCCCTACGCCAGCGTGACCCAACAGGAAGTGCTGAACTGGTGCTGGGCTAACGGCGTGGACAAGACTGCTGTTGAAGCTGGCCTTGCCGCACAAATTGCAGCATTGAAAAACCCTGTAAGCGCCGCTGGCGTGCCTTGGAGCGCATAAATGGAATTCCAGCCATTATTCAATTTTGTGGGTGGCGCAATCCTAGTCGCTGTTGGATGGTGGTGCAAGGAAATATGGAATTCTGTGAAGTCTCTAAAAGAAGACATCCAGGCAATTCAAGTTGACTTGCCAAAGAACTACGTTACCAAG